TCGGGGCGACACCAATTGCCCCCACCAGCTACATTAAGATGAGAAGTTTATGCGTCCAAATTAATAGACAAGTGAAGATTTGCTTAATGTACGCGGTGTAATTGATTCTTTCTGTAATCGGTTTGGTTTTGGGTTTGAAATATTGTCTAAACAATATCACTTAGATTACTGTGTTTTAAAAAATGATAAAGTTGTTGGGTTTTGTTAAGTTCAGGTCAGGACAAACAATCACAATCAATATAACTCACTATTGCTTTCACTTTCTAAAGTGTCTGCAGCAAATGGATTAAAGCAAGCATCAAACATTAATAGTATTCTTCTTGTTAAATGGAAAGATCGGTCTGGCTACACATATTTTAAGAACAATTGGCCTGTCATGGTTGGTGGTCGTAAAGATCGCAATGATTGGCAAGATATAGAGCCAGTTGTTCACATCCCTATTTCAGAATTTAAGTTCATAGGTTAATTCATGTTACTTCGTCCATATCAAGAGGCCGCTATAAATGATGCTTGTAAAGCATTAGATAAGCACAAAAACACAATCGTTGTTGCGCCCACAGGGGCGGGAAAAACAATCATGCTGTCTGCGCTTGTAGGTGAAAGGTTTAAAAAAGGTCAAAGAGTTCTTGTCATGCAGCATAGGGACGAACTTGTTGATCAAAACAAATCTAAGTTCGAGCGTATTAATCCATACATCACAACAAGCATTGTGAATGGATCAATGAAGGACTGGAGCGGGAATACTATATTCTCTATGGTTCAAACAATATCCAGAGATAGAAATCTTATGGATCGGCCTGCTTTCGATATGTTGGTGATTGATGAAAGCCATCACGCAGCAGCCGACACATATTTAAAAGTTATTAATACAGTTAAAGAAGACAATCCAAAAGCAGAGATTGTAGGCTTTACTGCTACGCCTAACAGAGGCGATGGAAAAGGTTTGCGAAAGATATTCAATAACTGTTCGCACCAGATCGACATTACAACACTTATTCGAGAAGGCTTTCTTGTACCACCAAAGTCATATGTAATTGACTGTGGAGTTAAAGATAAACTGAATGATGTGGCTATCAGAGGCAATGACTTTGACATGGATCAAGTCGAGTCGATTATGAACCGCAAAGTTATTAATCAAAAGGTAGTTGAAGAGTATCTTAATCATGCAGAGGGCAGAAAGACTGTTGTATTTTGCAGCACAGTAAAACACGCAGAAGATCTGTTAGAAGAGTTTTTAGACCAAGGTGTCAGGGCAGATATAGTCACAGGAGAAACGCCAAAAGCAGAGAGGGCACAAACGCTCTACGATTTGGTTCATAACGATCTTCAAGTTGTGGTTAATGTATCTGTACTTACAGAGGGATTTGACGCTCCACCAGTGTCGTGCATCATTCTAACCAGACCATGTTCTCAGAAAGCCACAATGGTGCAGATGATCGGGCGTGGCTTACGCACAATAGATCCAGAAGAGTTTCCTGATCTAGTTAAAAGGGACTGCATTGTTCTGGACTTCGGAACAAGCATATTCACACATGGATCATTAGAAGATGCTGTAAACCTAGAAGAAAAACAAAAAGGCGAAGCACCTCTAAAGCAATGTCCAGAGTGTGAAGCCGTTGTGCCTATGAGTGCTAAGATATGTCCTATCTGTGATCATATCTTTGATAGTGGCGAGAAAGAAGAAAAAGAAGAGCTTCATTCGTTTGAAATGACAGAGTTCGATCTAATGCAGATGTCTCCATTTAGATGGATGGATATGTTCGGGGATCAAAGTCTGCGCATGGCTATGGGCTTTGAAGGCTTTGTCGGGGTAGCAAATACATCTGATGTATCAGTTGCAATTGGTAGAAAAACTCAAGGTAAGCTAAAGGTTCTCGCAGTTGGTGGTAGTGTGCAATGCACAGCAGCAGCAGATGATTTCTTGCGAGAGATTGAAGATGGCAATGCCGCCAAAAAGACAAAAAGATGGCTAGATCAACGATTAACGGATAAACAGAGAGTACACCTTGCTAATCAGGGAGTAGATGTGGAGCCATTTGACTTCTCTTGGATGAAGTACAGGGCAGCTTGTATGCTTAGTTTTTTATGGAATAAGCAAACAATTGAGACAACAGTGGAGAGGTATTTATGAAAGACGTAAAAACGCGATGGGCAGTATATGATGATGGGCTTAAAATTTGGTTTAATGGCGTATTAGTCGCTGTAATTGAACCAAGTGAATTTAAGCACATGGTTTCGGATCTTGCGTTATGGTTAAGGCACGATGATGCAGAGGGTCAGGGTGATGGCAAAGTTTGATGTCTTCTTAGTCTTAGTAAAAAGAAAAGATGATGGAGAGGTTTACACAGATGATTTGGAATATGTTTGTTATTGCGATGATACATACAAAAACGCTCACATGAGCGATGCAACAAATGAACTTATTCAAGAAGAGGTTAATGACTCAGAAGACGAAGTTTTGTTCGGGTCAGCAGATGTTTTTATTAAAGATAAAGTAAAGTTAAAAATAACTTTTAAAAACAAAGATTGCGATACTGAAGAAATAGAAGATTTATTAGATTTAATTTTAGATAAAACAGATCAAACAATACACTGAGGAGGACGTATGAGTAACGAACCAAAGCCAATTAATGAGTTGGCATTTATATTAGGAACATTTGGTTGGGACACCAAATTCTCTGATCTCTCAGAAGATCAGGTTCATGTATTAATATTTGCTTTGCAGGAAGCAGCAAAACTAACAGAGGAAGTTGAAATTGGGACACTCGAAGACAAATACTATAAGTCAACAGGCGCTTGGCCTTCTACAAGTATCCCCTTCTGATCCACAAGCAGAGGCAATATCGCAAGCAGTAGACAAAGCTATCGTAGAAAAGAATAGCAAACGCGAACGAAGGAGATATTTGGGGGCTTCAAGCATAGGTGATGAGTGTAGTCGAAAGATACAGTATCGGTACTTAAACTATCCACAAGACGAGGGTTCGGGCTTCAGTGCAAGAACACTCAGGATATTTGAGTTCGGTCACTACATCGAAGATTACGCTGCAATGTGGTTGCGGGATGCAGGGTTCGATCTGCGAACAGAGGATAAGATGGGAAAACAGTTTGGCTTTTCTATAGCCGATGACGAAATCAAAGGGCACATTGATGGTGTGGTCTGTGACGGTGACGTAGATATGGGCTATCCATGTCTTTGGGAAAACAAGTCAGCGAACGATCAAAAGTGGAAAGGCTTTCAGCGCATGGGGGTAGCAAAGGCAAATCCCGTTTACGCTACTCAAATCGCTTTATATCAAGCCTACATGGATCTTACAGAACACCCTGCGCTCTTCACAGTGGTAAACAAAAACACATCTGAGATTTACTACGAGTTAGTGCCGTTCAATCGGGAGTTAGCACAGTCGGCAAGTGATAAGGCTGTAAATATCTTGACTGCGGCTAAAGCAGGTGACATTCTACCTCGCATAGCTCAAACAAAAGATTTTTTTCTTTGTAAGTTTTGCGAGTTTAGGGAGACTTGTTGGAATAATTAAAAAAAGCGGGGGATAGGCAAAAGGACTATGATCTACCCCCCGAAGAGGTAAATAGGTATATAAGGACAACATAATGTCATTAAGGGTAATTGGCAACACAAGATATGGTAGTGAACCGAGAGATTTAGTCGCAGAGATAACGGATAAAGTTCCGTCTTATGTTCAAATAGATGCTTTAAAAAACGCTTATCCAAACGGAAGAATTGTTCGGAATGAGTTTTATCTGGGTTCTTTAAACGGCGAAGCGGGTCAATCTTTAAAGATTAATATAGATCCATCTAGCTCAGAGTTCATGCGAGGCATGGACTTTAACACAGGTGATGGCATCGGGGGCATAACTAAAATCCTGATGGCGGCATACAGTTGGAAAATCAAAGATGTAGCCGAACATTTTGGCACATGGTTGGAAAAACCAAAGACAGAACCACCCATGAACCCAATAAATCCTGCGCTTGCCCAGCCACAGCAGGAGGTGCAACCCGAACAAATTAAACAAAAGCGGGTCATCGACTACTCAACGCCATACGATGGAGAGTATTTATACCTTTCAGAAGACGGTGAAATCATCGTTGCTGTCAGGAAATACATCGAACGGGATCAAACTGGTGAAATTGTTCGGGATAATGACGGCAGCGCAAAAAAAGAGTTTCGTCAGTTCCCACGTTTACCAGAAACTAGGCCGTTATATAACCTACCGCAGATCAAAGAAGCGGATCGGGTCATATGGGTAGAGGGCGAAAAGTGTGCTGATGAACTAATTAAGCTTGGGCATACGGCAACTTGTACTATCGGGGGCGCAGGGATGCTATCTCAGCGCACAAAAGATAAGTTCGACTTCTCTCCATTGCACGGCAAAGAGCTTATTATATGGCCTGATAACGATGAAGCGGGTCAGAAATTAGCCAAAATAGTGCAAGAGCTTGGTGTTAACGCAGGGGCAAAAGCCGTTACGATGCTTACGCCGCCCCAGGGTAAGCCAAAAAAGTGGGACGCTGCTGATGCGATTGAAGAAGCTTTTGATATATCAAAGTTTCTCAACGCACCAAATCATAAGGTAAAGAGAACATTATCTCTCAAAAATAGAAACCTGCTTATTGGAAATCAATTTGCTGGGGCTGCCCCCGAACAAAAGTTTCTAATCGGGGACACTATACCGCTGGGAGTTCCATGCGTTTTCGCGGCTGCTGGAGATAGTGGTAAAGGTATGATGACGTTAGATCTGGCTATGAAGGTGGCATCGGGCGAAGCTATGCAAAATTCTTTCGG